CCCATAAGTGACCTTTGCCAGCGTTGAGGAGGGAACCGTGAAGTTGGCCCCATTAACCACCGCGAATGTCCCGGGGTGAACAATCTCAAAAGAATCTTCGTCTAGGGATGTCGCGTTTGTGTTATTTCTGGTTCCGGCAATGACCCCAAACCCCAAGGTGGCAGCTTGCGTGGATGCGCTCAGGGTGGCTCTCCCGGCGGCTGCGTTGGCGGCAGTCATCAATGATCTGCCTGTTGCGGTGGAATCAGTTACGTCGGTTGCAATAATTTCCCCCGCCCCACTGGCACAGATGGCTAGATTCCCGTTAGCGTCTGGAACAGCAATGCTCCTAGTGCTTGAAGAATCAAAGGTGAGCTGGGCATACCCCCCGGAGGGGCCATCCATCCTAATCATGTTGGAGCCACTCGCGGGGTCGATTGTGATATTCCCGGTGAAGGTGTCCCCTGCGATATTGGCAGCCGCAAGTGCCGTCCGGAATGCCGAGGCTGAGGTTACCCCCCTCCCGTCTCCGTCCACCAGCTTCTCAGTGCTACCCCCGCCATGGGGAAGCTGAAACTTGGTGGTGTTCGCCGCGTCCTCCAAGGCGAGTTTTGCGCCAGAGCTAAAGTTGTAACCCTCTGATGTAGAAGAGGTCACCAAAGTCTTGGCGAATGTCGGGGAGTCGGCAGCAGCCACTCCTAGAGCGGTTCTGAATGCCCCGGCGTCCGTTATTCCCCCTCCATCTCCAAGAACAACCGTCCCATCCGCATCAGGCCATGTCACTGCGCGGTTGTCAGTGAGGGTGCCATGGTCGATCTCCGAGTAATAAGAGGACGCCGTGTTGTATAGGCGCACCTTGGACCCCGTGAGAACCTCGAACATGTTGCTGCCCGAGTGCCTAGCCGAAAGGATAACAGCGCCAGCCGCCTGATTGTTATCCGCGATAAGGCCCACCCCGCTGCTGCCTGCGTTATAGAAGTTCCCCCCAATTCCGCTGGCCCCCGTGTTCGATCCATACACTGCGGTGCCGCTGCCGCCCGAGGAAAGTCCAGATATCCCCTTGCCGCTGCTGCCTGTGGCTGTCGCATAAACTGCTTTTGTCGAGCCAGTTGACGCAAAATTAGCCTCCCCGGTAGAGCCCCGCTTTACGACCTTGCTGACTGTGGCCGCAGCGGTTGCATCGCTAACTTCTGCGCTGGTATGGGTGTGCGATGTGGCGGCCTTTCCCGAGATGGCCGTGGCATTAGTTGCAACATCAGCGGTGAGCGTTGCAAGATCGCTAACGAGATCGGTAACCGTGTTTTGGGCCTGCGCTCCAGTGTGGTTGGCACGGGCAAGAAGGGTCGCGGTGGTCTGCCCACTGTCCTCAATAAGGCCGTCGGCCTTGGACATGAAAAGGTTTCCGGCAGTTGGGGTCCCGTAGATTTTCGTGTAGATCCCAGTAAGGAAAGTCGTGACCCAAGCGGTGGTTGGGATTTTCAACGAGTTGTCGGACGCGCTGACCGGAGTGGTGGTCGTTGGGGCTCCAGTGAAGATGGGAGAGGCCAAGTTCGCGACCTGAGCGCCGTCTTGGTAAATAGTCTGCCCCCGGACCTCAGCCCACTGAGTTCCAGATTTGCCAAGTTTCCCTGTGTTGTTGGCGCTGGGGATTACATTTGGAGTAGCCATTGCATTAAGTGGAATTAACGATTAAATCTTCTGAGGAGTAGCCAGAAACGGTGAAGAGGGAGTTGGTTATCGGAGAGGCCACGATGGTTATGTCCCCGTTCTCGTCATCCTCCACCCAGACTGAGGAAACGCCCCTGAAGCCGTTACCCGTATCACAGGGCGTCAAGTCAGAGCCTGCAAGGACCCATGGGGCTTCTGTGCCGCTGGCTCCTTTGCCTCCTCCTAAAAGCTCTGTTCCTGATCGGGTAATCACGGTCCTAATGGTATGATAATTAAGGCGATCTAACAATTGGATTTCTCTGTTGGATGGGGATGGTGAACCTCAGGACAACACCTTTGTCCTCGTTAGTCGTGGTGACCGTTCCCACCCCGGTGTTTGTTCTGGTCTCCGTTACGTCACCCACCTTGGCTTCGGTGGTGGTGACGGGGTCGAGGAGGTTGGTTGTCTCTTCACTTACAAGGGTCGGGGAGGATACTTTCCTAGTCGTCGAAGCGTCATACTCCTGCGTGGATGTCTGCCCCTTGAACTGCTCGCCATCCGTTACCCGTTTAGTTATGTTGTCTGAACTAGCCATATTTTTTACGCGTCTGCGTCTCCGTAAGTGTAATTCACCTCCTCCCAGCTATTGTCGCCCCCGCCCCCGGTTGTTGTGACCTTGGGGTGGGTGATAGTTGTGCTTTCGGTGTGATTTCTGTAGACCCTTGCGACCCTCGTGGCGTCGTTGGTCTTGGTTGCAACTTCTTGCGAGTGGGGGCCAGCGGTGAGGTCTGCCACTCCAGAGGACCTTGTGGTGGTCGTGGTCCCGTCGCCCTCGGACGCATTGTTGGTCCTAGTGACGACATTGATGTCCGTCCCCGTGACCATATTCACCTCAAAGTCAACGGCCTCGGGGAGAAGGACAATAACGCCCTCCTGACGCATTTCGTAACATGCGTCATTGATTTCTTGCAGGGCCTGCTTGACTGCGGCCTTTAGCTTGGTGGCGTCTGCGATCATTTAATATCCGGGTCTGGTTCTTGCATAGTTTGCAGGAGATCCCCTATTGGGCTGCATGGTCCTGTTTATCGCCGCGATGGCCGAAATCCCCCTCTGGAGGGAGATTTCCCTTTCCTCCTTGGTCCCTTCCCAGATGGGCGTGATGGAAAGGTCGCTGAGAGCCAATGGCAGAACGTGAGGCCTGACATACTGGTCGGGGACCGCCACCGCCACTGCTCCGTCCATTTCGGATAGATCGTGTGTTGGCGCGTCGAGGACGGCATCAAAAATGATGGTCATTTCCTTGTCTGGGATAGGGTCAAGGCGGATCATCATCCTTGCCTCGTCCTTTTGGGAGACGCCCGTATTCTCAATGACATACCTAGTGGGGTCCCCAAACTTCTGGACAGAGCTTGAGGATGCCGTGGTCCCCAAGGTCCCTGAGAACGCCCTCATTCTTCTTTCTGCCCCGATGAACCGTAGGCCATCCTCGTCCCTGTAAAGGGTGATCCCGGTGTCTAGGATTCTGGGGTGATTCACCAACCGATTGATGCTCTGGTCAGTGAGCATGATGGTGTCGAAATGGATGGTGGCGGAAACGGACCCGGTGGACCCGCGAAACTGATTCAACATCTTGGGAGTCCCCGTCACCGAGATGATCTCATTCATGTTTGTCTCCCCGCCAATCTCAAGCGCCGCCCCCAGATGGTAGTCCTGTAAGCTCGCCCCGGTCATGTCGTTGCCGCCATTTGTAGCGGTGAACGTGATAGTTTCCTTGGCCCTGATAAGGTGCGACACTGTCGTCATCCTCATGTTTTCCGGGGCTGCGATAAACCAGTTGAATACGGCAGAGTTGATGCAATCGAGGAGAACCAAGCGGTCCTCAACGCTCATCTGGGATAGAGTTTTACTACCCGTCCACCTCGCAAGCCTCTGTGCTAATTCCTGAACGGTCATGGTCGGGGGCGGTTATTCTTCATCTTCCTTGGCGGCGAATTGTTTTCTGAGCTGCTCGGCCATGTGGGACTTGGTCCCCATCTCCGGGTCAGTGACTTGCAACGATTGCAAGGACCTCGCGGCGTCCTGCTCAAACATGGGGATCTTGTCCTTCTCAAAGAAGAAGTGGGATCTCATTGCATACATTCTAGCAAGGGGGAGAAGGATTGTCTCTACCGCATCTCCCGGGACGGCGGTCACTTCTGCCCCCGTCCAAGCCTTAACCGTGGCTGTGTCGTATGAATCAGCCTTCTTGGCAACGATCATCGATACCCCTACTGATGCTGCTGGCGCTGGCTTGATCACCAAGGTTACCAAGGATGAGTCCCTGCCTGAGTCCTCAGACCCCCTCCGCGTCCTGACAAAGTAATAGCTGGGAGCAGGAACCCCCGCCTCAACGGCCTGAGTCTCTGTTTTCCCGTAAAACCTCTGGAAGAACTGGTTGAACTCGGATTCATCAGTGATCCTATGTAGTTCCCTGCCTGTTGCTGTTATCCAGACGGGCCCAATTAGTTCATTTGCCCCAAGGAGGGCGAAGAGGTCCTTTGTGGTTTCCCCGCCTGCAAACGTAAGGTCCCCCTGCTCCTTGCGAAAATAGTCCAGAGGGCTCTGGTGCATAAGTTGCAACGCAGAGTTGATCGCCGTGGTGGCGTCCTCGTAGATGTAGTCAGGAATGGTCCCGGCCCCCTCCAACCAGAGGACCCGTAACACATTGTCTCTAAGCTCTTTAAGAGTCATAGTCTACTACCCTCCGGAGGGTGGTGACAGTTTGGCGGGTAACTCCCTAGCCACCTTCTTCTTGGCGGCCTTCTTGGCGGCCACAGACTTCAGGATAAGCGGGACTACCCGCATTTTCCTCCCGTGGCAGAAGGGGATAACGACGGAGCAGGCTTCGTTGAAGTCCTCCCGGTCCTCATCTTTGGAGAGGTCGTATGTGCGCCCACCGAGGACCCAGATTTCCTTCTCCATTCCCGGGACCTTGGATTTAAGGAAGTCCCCGTGGCGCGTTCCGTATTTGGTGGGGGCATATTCACCCCGGTCAGGATACTGCAATACTGCTAAAATAGCCATATCGGGAATATAGCGAAAAAGGGCCCCGGTTGCAAGAATTGCAACGCGGGGCCCCTTGAGTTTATTTCCTTACCCTAAGGGATCAGGGGTTAGCTGGTCACGGTCGGGAACGGGACTCCTGCGTATTGCAGTGCGTGAGTCAGGATAAGGTATCCCGGCCTACGCCCAGCAGCATCTTGCACAGGCTCCTGTCCGAAGACGGAGGTGACGAAGATGTCCTTCACGAAGCCTCCCTCATGGGAGTCCTCAGAACGCTGGTTGCGATACTTGCCGTATGCACGACGAGCAGCCTGCTTGCCCATGAGCAAGGTGTGTCCGTAGGGAACTCCATGCTGATTCACAAGGTAGATACTGGCTGTTCCAGCATCGTGGGTTTCGGTGTGGATGTCGCCGTCGAAAGCGGGAAGCGAATGGAAGTCGCCATCACTGTTATCGCTCGCTTGGAACTTGTCAGCCACGGTCAACAGGTTCCCAGAATTGGCCTCTAATTCGTAGTAGCCGATTTTGTTCGCGTGGGTAGCCGCGTTGGAGTGGTTCACAACGGCAACAAGAAAGTTCCCGCTACCATACAAGCTGCTTGCGGCAGCCAGAGTGTCAGTTGCAAGGAACTTGAACGCGAAGAGCGGGAAATACTTGAAATAAGAAGGGGCCGTAAGGGCTCCTGCCGTTTCAGATCCGCCGCCAGCAATTCTAAGGGATGCAACGCCAGTAGTGGTGTTGGTCATGAACCCATCGGTGGTCGAGCAACCAAGCTCTGCCTTGGGGTTCAGCGGAGAAGCAATCGCACCGTATCCGTCATGGTCGATGGGATTGTATTTCTTGATGATATTGCCCCGGACATCGGAATACCCACCAGCGAAAAGCAGGTTGGAGTAAGCGTCCGGACCAGCCTGTTCGTGAGCGTCCTTGTAATCGCCGTCCTGCTCAAGAGAGAACAGAGCGTCGGTGGTCGCAACAGTGCAGTAGCGGTTGATCGCGTTGCCGTTCTTGTCGCGTCCCATCTTCGCAGGGCTCCCGCCAAGGCGAGAAAGCTGCGTATTGGAAGAGACGATGCCGTCCCAGTCAAGGGTGTCAGCACTGAACAGAGCGTCTGAATCAGCTTTGCTGTTGGCGATGATGTGGTTTGCAGCGCCGCCGTGGTGCAGGAAGCTCATAAACAGCTTCTCGCTCTTATTGCGGCCCATCCACTTGCCAAGCTCGCGGGGGATGCCTACGGCGATTTCGCCGCGCATTCCCATGAACTCTTCAGCGCGTTCGGTGAAACGAACGCCGTGGCGCATGAAGTCCACGGACAGGGTTGCGGAGTTGATCTTGATCGACTCAAAAGCATCACCGTCATCGAAAAGCTCATCACCGTGCTTGGGCTCATTGTAGAGACCAGCCATTGTGGTGAACGTAATCTTCTGACCGCGACCTTTAGTGGTGTCGGTGACCGTTTGCAAGATAGCGTCGTTGCCGCCTTCAAGGGGAGCGAAGAAGTCAGTGGTCTGTTCGTAGACCTCGACTCCTTTGCGCCACAACTCTCGGACCGCCCCGGCGTTACCGAATGCGTTTGCTGGGTCGTTGGAAAGGGCGTTGCCGATTCCCTGACCCGTAACATTAGATGAATGGAAATCAGCCATTGTCTTAGGTGGTTGTTAATTGGGTTGGTTTGAGGACCAACGGCTCACCCCTTCAATATCATTCGGCCAATCCCGACCTGAAAACCTTGTCTGCTAATTCGTCAAAGTCATCAGGGCTAGTGATTTTCGCCACCTGATCAGAAAGTGTAGCCGCCTGTCCAGTTTGGACGCCAGCAGTGCGCGAAGCGCCGCTGGCTGCGGGTAGTTGGCCGGGCTTTTCAGTCCTTGGGGGCTGGGGCGAAGGGGATTTCTGCTGAGGCGTAGCTTGCTTTTGCTCTGGAGGGGCCTTTGGGGGGCCTCCCATATTTGGCGCTATATTAAGCTCCTTTGCGACCATTTGAGCGATCAAAACGGGCTTATTAGCGTCAAAGTAGCGATTATCGTCAGTGTCCCGAAGGGCCGCGTCGATCTCTGTTGCTCTGGCGTAGAACTCTGATCCTTCGTTTCCGAATTCTGGATAAAGCTCGTTTGCTTTTGCAACTGCGGAATCAAAAGCATGATCGTGCTCATTTACTGCTGCCGTCGCTTCTTGTTCTTCACGACTGGCGAGCAATTCCATAAGCTCTTCAGTTTCGCCAAGCTGATCCATTACGTCTGCGGCCTCATCAAGGTCGCCGTCACGGAGTGCTTGGCTATGCTTTTTGCGAAGGTCCTTTAGTTCCTGCTTGGCCTCAGAAAAGGTTATCTGAGATACCGGGTCGTCCTCTTCTGCCTCTTGAGCGTCGTCTTCTTCAACTGGCTCAATTCGGGCTGTCGGTCTCTCTTCAATGCCTAACCGCTGTCTTGCAATATCAAGTGCCTGTGAAAGGTTGATCGGTGCATCAGCGGCATCTGCGGCCTTCATTATTCGCAATGCCTCAGCATCCACTTGCTCTGTCGGACGTAATCGGAATTGTGGGATTTTCTCCCCCTCCTCTTCTACGTCTTCGGCTCCGTCTGGCTGACTTTCTTCTGCAACTTGCTCTTGCTCAACGGGTTGCTCTTCTCGTTGCTCTGGCTCTCCCTCCGGGGGGGCCTGCGCCTCCTCCTCATTCGTAGCCGTTTCCTCAGAACCCTGTTCATTTTCGAGGTTCTGCAAGAGTCCGGGGTTTTGCTCAATCTCGGCCATTAAGGCCTCGTATTCAGCTATGTCCCCGGCATCAGATATCCTGTCTGCCATTGACGGTGTGGCTTGTTCAGCAGTTTCCTGCTGGCTATCCACCTCGCCCGAACCCCCCAGATCGTCATTCCCGATCTCGGGTGCATTTTCTTGGATGCTTTCAGTGTCTGGGGCGGCTGCCTCCTCAACTGCTATATTTTCTCCCGAATGGGCCTCTGCCTCACTCATTGTGCTGGGATTTTGGTCTTTATTTGATACTTTGCAAGACTTAAATTGCAATCGTGGCCACTCCAGCAATCCCATCGGCGGAATTTAACTTCCCAAACCTGCTCTCTCCTCCGCCGGGACTGACGGTTGATGAGATGGATGTGGGGCAGGCATTTACCCAAAATGCCAACTCCACAAACGAGGGAACAGACAAGCTAAGGTCCCTGTTGATATATTTCCACATGTTTGAAGAGGTGGAACTTGTTGATAATAATGGCTTTAAGAGGGTTTGCTTGGTTAGGAGAACGGGCAAAGAGGAGGCTCCCACCACATGCTCCTTGGGGACCTTGTTTACCGACCCCACCGATGGCGATAAGAGATACTTGCAACAGGGGACGGTGAATTCTCTTACCGCTCACACAGTAATTGGCGGGGAGGACACCAGCTTCCACCCAGAGACGAGCAGTTTGTTTGTCAGGCTAAACATAACAATGGAAACCGAGGGGGAAGGGGAAGATGCCTTTTTCACCGGGTTGTGGGCGGCCAATTCCCCCCCGGAACTGGTTCAAGACGTATCCACCCCTATTGATGATGAGATTCGCTCCAGCAAGCCTTCGGACCTTAACATTTACGCCCCCTTGGGGAGATGGGACGAAAACACAAACGGGGATCTGGTTTGGAGCCCTGAAGGGTGCGGGGCGGTCACCTTCCAGATATGTCTGCTAAACGCCTATTGGGCCCAAGCCCATTACTTTAGGTCATAATGCCCTACGGGACTGAAAGAGAGAGGCTGTCTACTGAGGTCTTCCCAAAAGATGGGTGCATCTGCTGCGCCGGGTTACCCTGCCCTCCGCCAGAATTTTTCATCGAGCAGACCGAAGGCCTATACCTTGGGTTTCAGGCCAGCCCGGCGGGATTTGACCCCTCAATAGTCAACGCCATGCCCCCGAGCGGGTTTCGTATGCTTTGGCTGACTTATGTGAACGGTGTCCACCACGACGGCGAGGTGACCACGACTCCCTCCGGGGGGCCTGCCGTTAGCCACACCAAGACCAATGTGATTGATTATGATCAATACATCTTTTGGCCAGAGGCGATGAGGACCTTGGGAAAGCTGGAAAACCCTACCTCTCCAGAAGCCATCAAGGTTAGCTCTGGATCGGAGGACAATGGGACAAGGTCTGGAACTTGGGGAGTGGTGGGCGCGGTCGATCCACCGGACATGGAAAGAGGATATTCCTCTAATGGCACCGGGCTTCTAACCTACTCGTCAGGGACGCCTGCCACGGACACTCATGCGGGAACCACCTTTGCCTCAACTGGAAGCACCACGGAATATCGCGCCGCTGTGTCCGATACTGATTTCCTGCAAGTTGCAACAGTCATAGTAAATCACTCCCCCGGAGGAGGAGGAACTGCATATGCCGGTAAATACACTATTCAAAAGGGCTTCAAAGACCCACTGCCATTCGTTTACAGGGTGCGGCTTCCGTTCCCAACTGCCGACAGCCCAATGATGGAGGTCCTCTGGGATGTCGAGTTCAGGGTTGAGGGGGCGGCTGAATACTCCAAGGTGGGGACAGAAAGCTGGGAGGCAGTTGGGTCTGACGCCTTGAGTCTTGGCCAAGCCTTTATGTGGGAGTATCCAACCCTCGGGGACTTCCGGATCACAAATGTCCGCTTCAGATGCGGCCCGAGCCAAAGGTTTAAGGATTACGCGGTAGAGACAACAGACGGTCCTATTGCCCTGTCTACAGAAACCGCCTTTGACTAGGAGAGCTTGGCAGCCACTACGGCTCGCATGATCTTCCCTGATCTAGCCTCACTGTAGGCCCGGTATCCCAAGACCTCGTCGCAAGCCTTTATGACTCCCCTGTTTAGCTGGGTGGTCAACTGGTCACTATCCGGGTCGTTGACAATGGACTGCGCCTCGTCCCTCCTCTTTTGGATCATGGGAATAAAGTGGTCACTCCACCCTTCCTCCCTGCACATCCTCTCTACTCTCTCACCTACCTTCTGGGCGCGGTCATACTCTTGCTTCTCTTTGTCGATGCTCATACTACAGGAGGCTGCTGTCCGGGCATATTATCCTGCGTGTTTATGGCCTGAGGATTTCCGCTCCCTCCGGAGGGAGTGCCTTGTGGGGGAATCTGGAAGCCGGGCTGGATAATCTCGTCCACATGGGAAACCTGCATTGCCTTTAGCATCTGACGGTAAAGCTGGGCGGTGCGAACCTGTAATTCTGGGGGGAGAGAATAAAACTCAATAACCTTGGCGCTGGCCTGCTGCGCCTGAACAAGCTCCTGCTCATTCTTGTATCTGGTCATCTCTAGGCGCACATCCATGTCCACCTGCTTATCGACGTTCTCTGGGCCGAATTGCAGCATTTGCGCCGCCTCGTCCTCTGTATACATGAATGCCTCCCGCACATCGAGATAGGCAAGGGTGTATACGCAGAACTGCTTGAGGAGGTCCTCTAGGCCATCTTGCAACTGGCTGAGGTAGATGGAGAACATCTCCTGACCGGATCTCTCGATATTCTTGACCCCGGTAGCCAGTTTGGCCGTATCCATCCCGAGCATGGCGGCATCGTTCACATGAGAAACTCCGCTCATGTTGATTGCAACCTGCATGAAGAACTCGATCTCCTTGTAGATTTCCCGGCCCTTAACGTCATAGAGCGGGATGACCTTGAGGATGGTCTCTGGGTCGATGTTACCCTTGGGGGTGTATGTCCTGCCGCCATTAAGCTCCAAGTGGGGGTTCTCTTCTCCCTCCAGAGTAAGCTCAGGGTTCCAGAAGATGACATTCCCAGAGCGGGACTGAGAGTGGTTCCACCTGTTGACCAAGAGGTCCACTACTTCTTGCAAGGGCTGGAACACCTCCATGGTGCCTATCCCGTGCCAGCGCCCCTCTACCCGGTTTACCCGGGTGACATTAAACGGCCTGCGGCCATCAGGGGTCCGGTTTGCAACATAGTCGTAGAACAAGGGCCTCCGGTTCTTCTTGTCCAGCATGATGACGATGTCCTCCTGAACGCCGTCTTCGTCCGCATCAAAATGGATGTAGACCTCAGCAATCTCCACGACTGGCTCTCCCTCTAGCCCCGTGTCCGTTTTCCTGTTGTCGTCTTCGGAGTTGACCTTGTCGTGCCCCGAGCTTTCCCCGAGTTCTGGCCTCTCCTTAGTCCCGAATGCTTTCCTGTTGTCGTCAATGCGAACAAGCTCTTGCAACGACTCGAAAATCTTGGTGGCCGTCTCCCTAGTGGTCTCACCCTCATTATCTAGGGCCGAAACATAAAGGGACGCGATTTCGATTGCTGGCTTGTCATACAGGTGGACGCATATGTCGGCCTCTCCAAGGCTTGGCGCGTCGAGGGGGGCTAAGAAGTCCTTGTAGTAAATAGGCTTGGACTCTGCCCCCCGATACTGGACCTTCTGCCTTGGGACAATCTGCACCTCAAACCTGAGCATTTCCGGGCTTTCAAGCCCCTCTGGAAGCTGTGTTTCGCCATCCCTAACCAGAATCCAAATGGGATCGCTTACCACCCCGGGGTCCTGCTCGCTCTGGGTCGCCACTTGGGCCCACTGGTCATCCTCATAGATGTAGTCGGCATCTGCTGCCACAAAGGGAACACCCGCCGAGTCCACCGCGATAGAGGCCTCTTTGTTGAATTGGGTCCACTCTTGGCGGTAAATGGTTTTGGAGACCGTCTCCCCCCTGATGATAGCTCCCTCGACGGCGGCCATAATAGCCCCCTTGAGGTCGGCCTCCTTGGCCTTATACTTGCAATACTTGTCTGTTACGTCCGCAGGCTCTTCATCGCTTTTGCTCACCGGGTAGGCCCCGAACCATGGCTCGGTCCCAAGGAAGTAGCTAACGGCGCGGGAAATCTGTTGTTGGGCAATCCTCCTAGACAAGGGAACCGTGAGGTTGGATTCAGCGAAAATCCCCCCGACCAAGTATGCCCTCCAGTCGATCTGGTTATGGAAGGTCATCTCGTAAAGCTGCCTTTTGCCCATAAAGGACCCAGCGGCCTGCTTTACCGTGTCGTCGTGCCCCCTGCCATACCAGCTCGCTTGCGACGTTGACCCGCGACCAAGCTCATTCTCAAGGGTAGAGATCCTAGCCATGGCGTGAGTGATCAGGCGGTCCTCCTGCCGCGCAGTAAGTTGCAACGGGCTGCTAAAGACAACCTTGGGCTTCTCCTTTTCCCCGGCGTTCAGGGGTGGCTTAGGGGCGGTAATCACCTTCTCGGCAACCGCCTGAACTTGGCTTATGGCGCCAGATTGTCCTTCTTCACTCATCGCTTATCCTTGAGTTTTTTGTTGAATGTCTTTCTTGCCTCTAATTGGAAGTCGATGTTGCCGTAGGCGATTCCTCTTGCCGTATCGCTGGCTCTCCTCCGGGCCTTCGAGATGTCGCCAGCAGTTCTAACGGAAATTTGCTCCTCTTGCCAGACCCTTTGATAGGCTCGTTGGAAGATGTCATATTGCAACGAAGTCATCTTGTGCTTCTGCTTGAGCCCGGTCGCCTCGTCAGTGTAGACGTATGCATTGCTGACACGGGAAGGCATTATAAGGTCCTCCCTGTAGGGCTCCAACTTCCTCCCTCTGTTGATCATTTGGTCGTAATACTTGGGAGTGTAGGGCTGCTGCCTTGTAATCCACGAACCAAATCCCCGGGGCCTCTTGAGAAGGTCTCCATATGCGTCCCTTTGTGATCCGGGGGCAAATTTGTTTCTAGGCAGGTCTATGCCAAGCACCTTGCTGTCCATGCTGGGATACATCTCGTAGAGAAGAAGTTTCCAGACGGGGTTGGCGTCTCCAAGAGAAAGCCTAGCATCGTATGTAAGGTTCCCATCCCTAATAGGCTGCCTGAACACGTTGGGGATTAGGAATGTCGCAAATTGCCTCGCGGCCCATTTCTCAGCAGAGATTTTGCCACTAGCTATGCCGAAGGCGTCATTCATCCCCCTCAGCGAAGTTTTGTCTGTTAGCTGGCCAAAAAGAGTGTCCGTGAATAGTTCGTATCCGGCTTCAGCTATGTTGCGCTCTTTTCTGCCAAGCCTCTTAAATGTCTTCACCCAGTCTACTGTGGTCCCTAGGGTTATGGCCAACGGATCAATTCGCCCATAGTCGAAGGTGACTCCCTCCTCCCCCTCCGGAGTAACCATCTCCCCTATCGGGATAGCGCCAAACAGCAATGTCGCATCTCTTTTTATCCGAATCTTAAACGGACCCAGCCCGGCCCTGATGGCCGCCTCCCTCTCTGCTGGAGCGCCCTTTGTGAACTTGGGCATGGAGCCAGTAATCAGAATTGGCTTCTCCTCGTCATCTTCATCCCCTTCAAACATCGCCAAGATTGCTGCTGCCAAAACGGTCGAAAGAAGCTGCTGGGATAATTTCCTGATGGATTCTGCCGCCTTGGGGTCTGGGTTTCCTCGGTTTTTGGCTAGATACTGACTGAGCTTAAATGAGTGGTAGGCTACTGAGAAGGGGTTGGGGATTCTCGCATACCCCTCTCGGACAAGGTTGGCCAACACCCTTGCAAATGGAATTATTGTAATGCGGGTCATCCCGAGAGCGATTCGCAAGGAGTCCATCTTCGCAACCTCGGTAAGTCTTATCAGGCCGGATTCTGTGACCCTTGAAACTTCCTTGGATGCCCTCAGGCCCTTCTCTGCGTTTTTGACTTTCTGATCAATTGCGTTAATTGCATAAGCAACCGCATCTCCCACAGACGCCTGTGCCCCTGTAAGATCAGATGGGAGGTCCTTGGTGAAGACAGAAACATTGGCTTCTTCTGCCGCGAGCGTCCAACTAGAGGAGCCGGGGACGGTCATCTCCCTGTGGATGAACTGCTCTAGTTCAGCGCCCTCAAGGCCTTTTCCAGTGCCCACCCTATAGGCGATTCCGCCCACATGGGAGCCTGCGACAACGAACCTCATAAACTCGTCCACTCCCATGTTGAACCTAAGGATGTTTCTCCCGAAACCGCCAAAGCTGACCTTCCTTTTAGCGCCCTTTTCCCCCAAGGCTCTTCTGGTCAGGGCTGGTCTTTCCCACTGTTTCCCAAACATTTTTTCTAGGCCCTGATCGACATAGTCGAGCAAGTGGCCCATTTGGTAGCCACGCACCTCTTCGTGGGTTTCCCCCCTGTATTCCCCTCCCTCAACGCCGCCTTTTACGAAGGAGTTGAAATAAGCTGTCTCGGTGTCGTAAGCGAGGAATCCTTGGTATATCGCCATGCCAAGATAGGTCTTCATCCCCCTTGCGATATACTTGAACTCTCCCATCTTGGCCGCCTCCGGGTGCTTTGCCAACTTGTTCAAAAGAGACTCTGCCGCCTGCTCCCCAATCATCCTGTATCCCGCGAAGGGGACGGACATAAGGTTCACAAGAACAGTTTTGGCCGAGAACACGTTCCCATACCAAGACCCGAACGTCCGCGTCACATAGTCAATGTCAATGTCATCAAGGGATCTGAAGGCGGCCTGAACGTGTATTGGGTTGTTTACATTAAATCCTTTTTGGGCGAGGGCCTTCACGGACGCCTTAAATGATCGGTCTAGGACCTTATTGACATCCTGATCGGTTCCGGGCTCCGCCTTTCCGGACAGGGGGGTGCCGCTTGCAAAGGACCCCATGTTGTTCTCGTTATATCCGCGCTTAACCAGCTCTCTCACCTTGGGCTCCAGAAGACCTCTGAACTTCTCCATGGCCCTTCTTTGCCCGGCCTTAGAGACGCCAGTCGCCGCCTCAATGGCCGCTGCATCAGCCCCCTCTCTGGCCATTTGCACGACCTTCCGGAATTTGGGGGTTAGCTCTCCAAGGGCCGCCTGATCGGTGGTCGTCCCAATTGCGACCCCGTCATTGGAGGAGTTGAATATTTCCTCTACAGACATGCCGTCACGACTAAGGACCCGCTTGGATTGCTCCAGCCTGTTGCGTTGCAACTTTTTCAGGTCCTCATCAAAGGCCGCTTTGCTGGACTTGGGGACACTATACCCCGCGTCCTTCTTTCCCCCGTGCTTCTTTCTTAGGGCCTGCATCTGACCCGGGGGCACCGTATTCATCGCCATGCCAAGTGCATACGCCGCTCTTTGTGCCGGGGTCTGGAACGGGTCCCTCATCGAGGTCATCGTTCTTGCAATTTCGCCTCGCAGCTCTTGCAAGGCGTGGGCAAAGGCCATCACCTTGTCAATTTCAGCTTGGTTTCCAGATGTCAGTGCTTTCTGGAAGTCATCTGCCAGAACCTGCATCGAGGCTATTTGGAACTCAGGAGTTCCGGGCTGCCCCAGCTTTTCCGCCGACTCAAAGACCCTCCTCCTGATCTCGTCGTCGCCCTGTGACTTTCTCTCTGCGGAGGCCCCAGTCTTCCACTGAGGGAAGTTCTGCGCGATGAATGTCTCTTCGTAGATTTCCTGAGAAACGTCATATGCGTTCCGGACCTCTGGGGTTTCCCCCACCTTGGCCCTAGAGGGGTCGCCCTTGACGACTTTCTCCCCAGCAGCATTCCTAGAGTCTCTTTTCTTGAACAACTTGAGGCGCTCCCGAAGGGTCTTGCCTCTTTTGTCCATTCTCCCCTTGGCCCTTTCCGCGCCCTCCTCGGAGTCTTTTGGCCCCCTCTGGAGGGTGGGTCCTACAGTCCCCCCTCCCGTTTCCTGATCGAGGTCATCTTTCCCCTTATCCGAGACATCTGGCTTTCTAGCGCGATCATCTCCCTTTCTGCTTCTTTGCGGCCTGTCAATTCTAAGGCCGTATCCTTTAGCACCTTGCCCAGTAATAAATGCCTCCGCCTCTTCTTCATCAAAGTCTTGTTCAAACCTTTCATAGTAGTCGTGTAGTGTGTCTGTTTTCTCTTTTGATTTCCTTCTCAGGACATCAATATCGTTGGTTCCCAAAATGTCTGCCACCGTTGCAAACCCTTGCAAGGAGGTTGCAAGTCCACCAGCAGAAAACGTGAGCCCCCTTGCAAGCTCCTGCCCCTCGCTGTTGATGTCTTGATGCAGCCCTTCGTGCAAGGCGACCCCCCCCACCTCGTCCAGAAACAACTGGTATAGGCCTATGTGATAGTTTTCCTCCACGCCTCCAGCTACCTCAATGATCTCCTCCATGCTATGGGTGTCTCGTACATGCCACAATGTTGACAGCGGATCATGGTAAATGACGGTAGGGGGGGCATTCATCGGCTGGTCAGCCTTGGTCTGCTCGTCTGTAATATACGATATAGGAAGGTGAAGTCCGTATGCGTTGGTCCCAACTGCAAACCCGGCAAATCCCGCCCTGCCAAATTGCTCGTTACTTTGGTATCTCGTCGCGAGATACTTCAGGACCCTTCCTTGGACCTGATAGTAATCCTCTGCAATATCGGCAACCAGTGGGTCAGTCGCGAACTCTTCAACAAGTTCGGAGTCAAGAGTCCCCGACAAATCTAGAAAATGAAACTCGCCGGGAACGGCTGCGTCTCTGGGATCTTGCCCCCACTCCTTGACGGCGGCGTACCGAGCAAACTTTTCCGCCTCCACGCCATACTGCTCTTCATTGCGCCACGGCCTGCGAATAAGAGCAGTGTCCCCTCTGCGGTCTATCCACTTCTGACGCCTTTGGATGTAAGCCATTTGGGACAGCTTGCCCATGAATAGCTCGATTTCGTCTTTGACCTCTTTCGAGACAGAGTTTCTGTCGAGGCTAAACGGGTAACCTGCCTCCCCGGCGTCAACTTTCGATCTTATATTGATCGCAATGCCACTAACTGGGACAAGGGCCTCCTGATCCACGCCAACAGCAAAATTTTCTTCAAATTGATAGATTGTTCTATTGAGTATTTTGCCCGTAACCGCGTTGCTTTGATGCTTCTTGTCCCCGTCCTTCGCGAGAATTTCTATCTCAAACAGGTCCGTTTCAATGTTCCCGTCCTCAATCACGACCCAGTCTTCGTCAGGATAACTCGCTTCGTGCGCCGCGTATCCACTGGGCTTCCATCTCGCTATGCCAGCGAAATCACTAATCGATGGCCCCTTTAGCGCCCCGCTCCAATCTGTCTCAATTTGTTTGATGATTGGGCCGCCGGGACCGGGGAAGTTCTCCTGAATACGTTCTTTATGTGCCTCGATTCCAGCAATGACGTATTTCCTTGTTATCTCTAGTGCCGCCTCTGGCGAGTAGTCATCAAACCAACTCCTCGGGGAAAGGCCGGGGTCTATGGGGGTGCTCGCGGGAGAAGTCGCCCCTTGTTCTACATACCCGGCGTCCTCGTATTCCCTCCCGACCCTGAGTGTGGGAGTTAGCTTTGCCGCGCCCTCTACAAAGGCAGTGGCGTTAGTCCAACCCCTCCCCCACTTTTCGTTAGCCTTGTCATTCGCATTCGGGAATCCCAAAACATATGCCGTCCCCGTGTCGCCACCCTCAGGGGCATGGCTCACGGTCAACTTCATGCCCGGAAGGATTTCTGTTTCGTTCCCGGGCTCCAGCATATTTTCTGGAGTTTCTATTCTCCCACGGGTTAAGTAATCCTCGTATGCGCCGGGGCCTAGTTCCAGTTGCGTCAGAATCCTCTCGCCTTTTTCGTTTTCGTTGATCGTGGACACCCTGACATTGTTGGGGCCCATCAGGAAAACGAGCTTTGCAATCCCAAACCCGCCGCCTTCTCCAACGCCCTTGCCCGAAACGAAGGCAGGGAGGAATTTCGTCCATACAAGTTCAGGAGACATTCCCACCCCATTGTCGGACATCGCGAATAGATTCCCTGCATAGGCGTCTCCATTCTTGTCCACCAATTGCACCTTGCCACTGTCTTGCCACGCGAACCCTCCCTGATTGACCAAAATCGTGGGGTGGTAGGCCTCAAACCCTTTGGGGAAATCTCCAAAGTCAGCACTTGCCTTCCAGTTTCTGACCATGTTTTCCACAAGGACCTCGTCTTGAATACCCGCCTTCAGAGCATCTGCGCGAACAAACTCTTCTATCCTATCGTGCAACTTGGCCTCTTCTGCGGCCTTCTTCTTCATGACGGCATCCACAGAGTTCTGGAAAAGCTCTTTGCCCAAAGTCCCAGTGGGGTCGGTGCCATACATATTGGCGCCAACCAGCTTCAACATTCTCTTTATGTCGAAGGTGGAGGACTCCTTCAGGTCCGCTGGCTTGTCTGCGTCAGCGTCATCAATTCCTCGCTGCAATGCCGGGGCATTGATGCGCGGCACGATCTTCCTGAAGTCAGCCTCCAGTTGCTTGTCTAGTTTTCGGGACTTCAGGAATTCCCCCAGATGGGTGGGCCACGTTAATTGGTCATGAAAGCGCCCCCAGTGACGCCCGATCATGAGATCAAATGCAACGGCCTTCCCGTTCTCTATTGTGAAATTATTCGACCCTGCGTCACCAATGCTCAGATCCTCTGAGGGATCGTAAAAATTATATGCGTCAATAGGGATCATCCCTATATCGATCATATGCAATACCAGTTTCCCCTGCTTGAGGACCTTGCCCTTGCGCTCTAGGCTTTCATAGTCGGGAGCTACGGGCCCCAACACATCCGAGTCTTCTTGCGAGTATGGCTGCCTGACATGTGCATGGAGCTTTCCGTTCTTAACTATGAACCCAAGAAGCTCGTATGTCGCTTCGGGGAAATAGTGGTTGTGCCATATAAGCCTATTGAAATACTCCAAGAAGGAATCGTCGCCATGGAATACCTTCTCTACATACTTCCCCTTGTGGATAACCCAGTTCTCGTATCCACCCATCCCCACCGCTGCATGGTCGTGGAAAAATCGAGCCGAATCGTTGATGAGGTCATTATCCTTTGCCCATCGCTTCAGGAGCTTCCCTTCGACCTTTTTGACCCCCGGGTAGGCATACATTCTGGTTTTGGGGTCAACCCCCGCCGCCCTCAGGACCCCATTAAACGCTTCGTCTGTTTCGTAAAGTCCTCTAAGGTGGGCGTAGGCTTCTTCGCCCGACTTGCCGATAGTTCCGAGGCTCTTTTCAAGGACTTCTTGTGACGGTCCCGCCTCCGTTTGGCGAATTCCCGTGATGGTGAGTTCCTTCTCGCGCTGAAGGGTGGGGGTGCTTTGTCCTCGTCCTCGTCCTCGGGGCCCCTTAGTTCTTGGAGCGCGACCCGTGGCAGGGACCAGTCTAGTCCCATCTTTTTGAGGCTTCTCTGCACCCTTTTTAGTTTCTGGATCTCGCTTTCCGACAAACCATTCAGGATAGAGGGATCGACTTCTCCCGGTGATGATTTTTCTTGCTCTGGCATTGCTGTTATTCTGCCACGTTTTGGTGGCCTCAGCTAGATGATTCGGTTTTTTTTCTCCGCTGGGATGGATAAGGCGGATTCCCTCCCAAGCGATTGACTGCATTTGCCGTGGCTGGATACCCCTGCGGCGAGCGGCCTCTCTGTATGCATCAGCATACAAATGATACAGCCCCGAAACTCCCTCAACTGCCGAGCCTGCCGCTCCCTTGCCGCCGAAGTTGTGTTCCACCGCAAGTGCTGTTATCCCCCACGGCATCAAGTGCGCTGCCGCCACCGCGTGAGTGTCCATGGTGACATCTCCCATCGGGCTATTAGGCGCGACTATGTTGTTAAAGAAACTCCGGACCTTGTGTTCGGCTCCGAGAATCCTGTTAAGGTTTTCAAGGCTCCCATTCTTTAGAATTGAAATTGCATCTGCAAGTTGGGCGGCAGACCCCCAGCCATGCGTCGAGGGGGTTCCTTCTTCCCCGGATCGCAATTGAGCTTGTGTGGGGCTGTTTCTTTGGACATGCAAAATATCCCCCTCCGGGGTCATCACATCGTATTCGGCCCCCCAGTGGTGATCAGCCAGCAATCTCAGGGCCCACGCTTGAGCTTCCGCGTCTATTTTCCCTAGCTGGTTGATGGTGTAACCATAAAGGCCCTCCATGATCACACGCCTATCATCCCTCTTCATCTCATCAAGCCTCCTGTTATAGGCTTGCCGCAGTGATGTTTGCCTCGGCGTCTCGCCATCACGCACTTTCTTCCTTGCCGACGGTGCCGCCTGCGCCTTGGCGATCATTCTCTCTATGGCTTCCCCATGAACCTTGGGGTCTATCGCCTCGTTCCGGTTATTCGCCCAAATATCAATAACCTTCTTGGCCTGTGCCGCGTTCTTGAACCAGTTATTCTTCGGGGAAAGAGATGCAATGACGCCAGCAACCTGAACCTTGGTGTATCCGTATCTCTTTGCTAGGCGATTTGCAAGTTTGCTGGCCCCGTCATACCAATGCGATGCCCTTTCTCTTACTTCCGTTGGCAGGGCGTCATGAACGGCCAAGATATTTTCGACCATCCACTCAATTGCCTTTTCTCTCTTTCTGTGCGGATTCTTCTCTGACCGAATGCTTTGCGGGAGATGATCGTAATCAAACGACTTCATGTGCGCCGTCAGGAGTTCCTCGCTCACCGACGCTATGCCAATGTTACTGCTGGCGTCCCGGCGCTTTCTGGAGGTCGTCGCCGTTTTCCTTGCAGTCCCAACGCGGAACCTGTCATTGCTTGCATTGGGCTTGGATGCGGCTGATTTCTGGAGGGAGAGACCGGATGTCAGCCTGCCTCTGATGGACTCCCACTCTGCCCCAAGATCAATTCCTGCGTAGAACTTGCCATCATGCTCAATAACCTTGGCGGAATTTCCATATATGGGCTTGTAGAGGTTTTCTACCAGCTTCTCGGCGGCGGCGCGTTTCTTGAATCCGGTTTGAGGCCTGCCATTAGGAAGCGCGAGGACCAAGTCCCTTTCGTCTACCGCAATGGCTCCATTGAGAAGATTTCTGTGTAACCGGGATACTAGCTCGGCATCAGCCCCCAAGGAATTCCCAACGATTTCGTTGTCTGCAAATAGCTCGGCAAAGGCTACTCTCGCCTCGTCAGTGAGCTTATACCCTCCCTCCTTGGTTACGTCCTTATAGATGGCGTAAATGGCTGGGGCTAAGGTTGAAAAAGCTCCCTGTAGACCCGGTTCCGGAGACTTGCCTTCCTGCAAGAAGGCCTCAAGCCCTTCTGCCATTGTCTCGATAGGCCTTGAGGGATTGACCTCCTCTGCCCATGCGTTCATTTTGGCGGCATTTTGGGGCCCGATAGCCGCATCTAGAAGACTTCCTCTGGACGCGGGGTCCTGAATCTTCTGCAACACATGAACGAACTCATGCAGAAGAGTGGACGCGTCGCCTTTTTCAGAAAGGCCAATGTAAACCCTAGAGCCAGCGGGGTCTGCTTCGGCTATCCCCTTTACTTCAAGTTCGCTCTTGGCCCTTGTCTTCCGAACATATTCAGCATCTGCTTTTTTGTATTCGGTTTTTTGATCCTCTGTCGCCTTCTCTATCTTCTGGTCTACGTCTACCAGCTCCTTTTTGAGTTTGGCCACTTTGGGGTCAACTCCCCCCTCCCAGACAAGGGCAAGGCCCTCCGTTACAATTGCCGATATCTCTTCAGTTATCTGTTCTTTACGAGATACAAGCTGTTGCAATTTTTGTATCCCCTTTTCAGAAGGCCCTTTTCCGACCAAAGCCAAGAATCTGTCTTTGGCTCTTCGGAGTGCTGGGATGACTGCGGGGTTTCCATCTGCCACATCGGCGGTAATGGAGGTAACCATCCTACTGGCTGCCAAAGCCCTACGAGCGCGTTCCGTGAAGGTCGCGTTTTCCAGAACGGAGCTAAGGCTTTCATTTATATTTGTAACTTTTCCCAAGTAAGACTTAACCGCAGATTCAAGGGCGCCCGATCTTGCTTCTTCCCCGGCTTTAGAGGCTTTCACCCACTCATCCACAAGGGAGGTAAACTCTCCGCCCACTTTTACTACGTTTACAAAGGCGTAGATAGTCTCTTTTGAGAGATCCGTCTTTGTTGACACTGCCGCGACCATCCCCTTGATGGCTTTCAGGACCATGTCCAGCTCGTCAACTGACAGGCGTCCCCTTACGACCTGCGAAGCGTACGCGGTTCTAGTTGCTTCATTAACCGTGTCCTCATACTTGTGCGCGTTTTTCTCTCTCGCCTCTGCGCGAGTTGCAAAGGTTTGAGTTCGTCCCCCGGGGAGGGTTACTTCGTATTGGCCTCCCCGTAGCCTTCTAATATTTGGAGGAAGAACCACATCTTTGCGGTCTGTGATGCGGCTTTCTGGAACGGCCACGCCGAGATCGGCAAGAACTCTATCGCTTGTGTTCTCGGCAATGAGGGCCATCGCCATGCGCTCATAAAATTTCAACTCCTTCTCCAGCGTGGGGTTGCCAGCAATGATAGTTCTGATCCGGTCTAGGAACCTCCTGAGGTATTTGAGGAACAGGCCAAGGGGGCCATTTCTTACCGCTCCTCTGGCCGCCTTGCTTCTCCCCCCCTGCTTGATGGCCTGCCGCATCGTGGCCACTAATAGTGGGTCCGTGATTAGGTTTTCTACAAAGTAGCGAAGCACATCGGCATCAGAGGCGTCCTCGCCTTTCAGCGTCGCGCTCCTAGCCCTTTTGGCCATTAACTCTTGGGCCTTAGGCGGGAAGAAGTCAAAAAGGGCTTTGGCCTCTGCGTCAGAGAGAACCCCTTTGGTGCCCAACTTGGCAATGATTTCAATTTCTATCCTTCTCTGCTTCTGGTCAGACATTCCGTCCACCTTGGAGCTGAGAATTACATCTCCATCTTCCGTTATGACGTAATTTTTCCCTTTGGGAACGGGAGACTCCTCGGTCTCGGTTATAACCTTCCTAACTAGGCCAAACCCTTGCAACGCGGAGGCTACGTCCCTGCTCTCCTTTGGAGTCTTGGCGGCTGGCTTTTTCTTGGCTGGAGCGGTTTGGGTTGTTGGGGCGTCTCTGCCAATCTCCTCCACTGAGGACAAAGTCTCAGGGGCATTTATTTTGGCCGCCGCAGCATCCCCGGCCTCTGACTTGGTTTCCGCCTCTACTACAAACGTCTTGGTCTTCCCTCTGCCAACATTGATTGTGGCCCTCCACTTCTTCTTCCCTCCGGAGGGAGCGGCCTCTTCACCCGCGACAGGTTTTTCCCTAACGACAAATTCCCCGTCTTTTACTTCGACAACCTCGTAGAGGTCCTTGTCGATCTTGGGAGTCTTCCCACCGGAGAGCGTTCTTAGCCGAGTGTCTGCTTTTTGCCTAGTGTCATACGGCTCGCCTTTCGCATTTTTTATGACCTGTCTCCCTCCCTCAACGGAGACGCCCTTGACCTTGCTGGGGTCAGCAAGGCCCTCCCGCGCTTTCGGCGCTGCCTTTTCAGGCTTGGCCGCTTCCTCAGGCTTGGCCGCTTCCTCAGGCTTGGCCGCTTCCTCGGGCTTGGCTTCTTTGGGGGCAGGTTCGGCTGCTTCCTCCTTAGGTTCGGCTACCTTGGGTGCAGGTTCGGCTGCTTTGGGCGCAGGGGCCTCCCTGACTTGCTTGAGTCTGGCTTCCTCATTTAGAGATATTAAAAATTTGGCCGCATCGGGATCTAGCTGCCTAACCGTCCTTATCCCGTCCTCTGTAATTACAAGCTGGCCGTCTACCTCTCTAATAGCAGGATTCCCCTGCTCGTTTGTCGCTTTGTTTACCGCCCTGAACTCGGTTGAGGTTAGCTCGCTATCGTCATTAACCTTGCCGCTTGCAATTTTAAGCAAGCCCCGAGCCTGATGCACTTTGTCGATTTGGGCTTGCGCTTCCTCGACAAGGTTTTCGTTCCCTAGCTCAGAATAGTAGTTCCTGCTTCCAGCGGCGGATTCCTCTATGTTTTTGAGATTCTTGTGAGCCTCGATTGCAACTTGCAAGTTTTTGGCCGCAACGCCACCATCATTAGAGCCTTTCCCGGGGTTGAAGTTTATTAGCTCCAGCCCGGCCTCAACCTCCCCTTGGGTATATTCTGTTTTCCCAAAGACATCGCCAAGTGCCGCACGGGCAGTCTTGGGGTCAGAGAAGTTTTCTGCCGTCATCCCGGTTTGCCCGGCAGACATGGTCGCCCCCATGAATCCTCCAAGGACCAAACCAGCAACGCCAGCGTATGCTGATCGACCAAGGACCTCGGAAAACGAAGCGTCATCAAAGGATAGACTAGAGATGAGCTGATCGGAGAATTCTTCTGCGCCCTCGTAGAGGGAAGCGCCTGCGACGGACTTGACTGCTGATATGAACTTTTCTTTTCTTTTTGTCCCCTCGGCTCCAATGGCTCTCCAGAAATCTCTAACGGTCCACTGGTTTACTACTTTTGGTGCGAAAACCTTTTGAATGCCCGTAGTCCCAAAAGCCCTGACCACGCTCGCGGTAATCACCCCTGTAACCATCGCCCTGCCCCGCACCGCTGGGCTGGAAGCAAGTTCATCTTCTTCCTCTTCGGTTAGAATCCTCCCAAGCTTCTCTTGGAGCTTTGACTTGGACTCTTCATAGTATAGTCCCCATGATAGCCCCGCAGACTGGAACCCGGCTCCGGCAGCCGACCCGCGAATGCCCCATTTTGCAGCAGCTTTATCTAGGTGTTTAACTTTCTCCTCGGCGCTCTTTGCCTTGCTTAGGGCTCCTTTAGTGACACTGCGATTGATGGACCTTTCGATCCCCTTGGTCATTGCCTTTCTTCCCACTGTTGCCCCCGCTCCGCCGGGGACAAGCGAGAACAAGAGGGACGGTCCTTCCTCAAGCAGGATGTCCGAGGCCTTGGAAAGGAGCGCAAAAGGGCCCCATGTCATTTTCGTCCCCGCGAAATCTCTGCCTTCTCTCTGCTCGGCCAAATTGTCAGATGCCCATATTGTCGCATCTTTTGCTCCGGGGATTGTAAGGACTGCGCCTATTCCTGTAAGAGTTTGAACGAACTTCCCGCCCCCCATCATAAGGCTTCTAAAGGGCCTTGATGCCGTTGCAACGAATCCGTCTCTCTTGCCTTCATACTTGGCCACATAGGCGGCCATCTGGTCATTGAAGCTGGGGATCTTCTCCCGGGCCTTTGCTTGCATGTCACGGAGGCTTTCCATGCCCTCCTCAAGGTTTCGGGCGCTCTCCCTGAGATACGAAGCGTCTTCCCCTGACTTCTCCTTTGTGGAAATCTCATCCCTCAGCTCTGCCAACTTCTCGCCTCTTTCTTGCAAGCCAGACTCGTAGCTTTTCCAGTCATAATAAAATTTCTTCCGGAACTCGGCTGGGGTAGGAGTCCCGCCGGGGACGGCGTATGCGGCTGAAGCGCCGTCATATATGCTGCTTGCATATGTAGTTAAAAGCCTTTGATAGGTTTGCTCGGAAAGATAGTGGTCCCTAATAACTTGCGGGGCCTTGGAGGCGTTGATAGCCGCCTTGTATCCATCCGCATCGAACAGGTTTGTGTCCGGATGGAACAGCATGGTTCCATCGGACCTAAGCCTTATAGCCTCTTGGTCTGCCTTCTTTGGCCACGGCTTGTGGGTCTTCTCGACGTCCTCAAGGGCCTGAAACCTCTCCTGCTCCGAATACCCCTTTTCGTCGAACCACTCGTTGATCCTTTTGTGCTGCCCGGGCTGGTCGCCGTATTGCTTCCCACGCTTCGCTGACTTTACAGCAATGGCACCGCGCCGCATTAGGGCATCGAGCATACCACCAGCCGTATATGCTAAATTCTCGTAGAAAGGGCCAGAAGTAACGTCCGTGCCTGTTTCGTGCCGGAAGGACAATGGCAGCCCCATTTCGGCTTCGCCTTTGTTTAACCGGACACCAAAGCCATGCTTGCCAATTGCCTTTAGGGACCCCGGGCTGGAGCCAGCCATCTCATACAGCTCGGTTGAAAGCTCCGCAAAATTCTCGGAATTTTTCGCAAAGGCCTGCTGAACTTGATCAGATATGTTGCGCTCCAGCTCTAATACCCTTTGCAGGATATACTCCTTTTTATTTTCGGGAGTATTAGTCAGCTTGCTAATGCGGTCATCTCCCGGGACCCCCTCGTCTGCTGTATGCCCCGCAGGGCCTTGCAGGAAATATTCAATGTCATCAGGAATCGCCTTATAGCGGCCCCTGATGAGCTTCTTCATCTCTTCGTAAGATTCGTGGATCTCTTTGTGGTAAGAGGGAGCGATGGTCTCCCCCCTGCCTTGGGTTCCCAATAATCCGGTTACCTCTTTTTGGCTCCTCGATATCCCAGATATGGTAGACTCAATGGCCTCTTTTTGTTTCTTCTCCCACTCCTCGTGACGGGCCTTGGTGAAGCCCCGCATGTCCTCAATGGCATCACCGATAATCGGCCTAAGGAGATCCAAGGACTCGCTCCTTGCCTTTACCTCTTTGACTCCTTTGTCGTATTCAAACCTCTCCCTCAGGTAGTCCTTCGTGGCCTCTGCCCACTCTCCCCTGAGGGTAACGCGCCCTCTCTTAATCTGATCCGGTGTCGCCCCGGATTGCAACCACTCCATGAACCCCTCTTCAAGTTCTTGGACGTTTTTGTGATATGCACCAGCGGCCTTCTTCTCGTCCTCAGAGACGGATTTGGCTCGCTCATTATTAATGCCTACCTCTCGGTTATAGGCGTCAATAAACGCGCTTGTTCCCTTGGGGTCCTCCTCAGCTTCTGGGGCCTCCCATGTTCTTCGCCCGTAGGTGCCGGGTCGGTCTCTTGCAAGATCCTCGGGGAAGCCCTCTGAGATTCTCCCCTGCCTCTTGATCTGTTGGTCGATTTCGGCTATTTCCGAAACAGACTTATCATCAGCATCTAGAGCTGCCCTTTGCGCGGCAATAGACTGCTGTTTTTGCTCCAGAAAACTTTGCGCCGCTTCATCGCCGTTTTCAGCTCGTTCACGAAGAGACTCAAGGTAGTTTAGGTCTTTATCTAAATCCTCTTCAGCCGATCTTCTTTTGGCCGGGGACATCGGGGCCCTAGCCGGGTCTTTCCTGATGGCATCTATCTGGTCACCCAGACCCGAAATCTTGGCCTTGGCGTTTGCCCTGTCGGACTTTTCCCTTTGGAGGTCTTTGAGGGTCTGCCTGTGATCAGCGACCTGCTCGTCAGAAAGGGATAGCCTCAATCTGCCATCTTCGTCCTCTAGAAGATAATCAGAAAGCCCCTCATCCGAGGCTCTGGTTCTGGTGATCTTGTTCTGCCTAGCAACCCTATCGTTCTGGATTCTTTCAACTTCGGCATCCCTAGCCCGTTGCTCTCTCTCTTTCTTCTCCTTCCTCAGTTCTTGCTCTCTATTTAGAGCGTCGAGTCTCCTCTGGTGCCTAGCTACACCAGAGCGAAGTTCGGATAAGCCATCAGAGTCCCCATAAGGATTCTGGATAGGCGCATCCTTATAAGGGTCCTCTATATCAGCCATTTACTTGACGGGTTATTTCACCGGGAGAGCCCTATCTCCCTGCCGCCTGCTGCGTTTATGCGGCTGCCGCCTGCTGCGTTTATGCGGCGTCTCGGCTTCCCCGTCGTCCCCGTTGCCCCGCTTCCTCCGGTCGCTCCCTTGTTTCCGGCAACCGTTGTGCCATCTCCATCTTTGCCTTCACCATACTCAGGGACTTCAGTTTCGGGCGTCTTCGGCTTCTCCGTTGGATTCCTGTTCCGGAAGTCATAATCGAAATCTTTCGCAAGTTTGGCCTCGTCGGTGAGGGACTGAATATTTCGCTCCCGCTTCTTGGCGTAATCGCCTTCGTTCATGGGCCGGAACTGATCCCTTTGCTTGTCGGACATCTTCTGGAATTGCCTGTGGGCCTGAATATCGACCTCCCCCTGTGTCATGCCCTTGTGCTTGCCTCCCGTGTATCTATATGCCCCTTTTGTCTTGCTGGACATGGTCCTTCCTCCCCTGTTCCCGCGATGCAGGGCCAAAAATCTCTCAAACCCAGTATTCCCAGCTCCCGCATTCTCAACGGGGGCGACACTGGCGGCCTTTCCTGTTGGGTCTGTTTCAGTAGCGCCGGGGAGATCGCGGGACCTCTTCCGAATATTGGACTTGCTAAACATTTCGCCATATCCTCCCATTTGATTCCAAGAGGTTGGCCGCTGGGGGATGGCCATGGGTGTTTTTGGGCGCGTTACAGGTGTTGGGGGCATGGTCTTTAGTCTTTAAGAACTTGCAACATTACACCATGCAACTTATTTCCTTGCAATGCCTAAAAAGAAGCCAGAAAGCATACCTTTGCCCTCCTCCCCTCCGGAGGGAACAGTCGAGAGGGAGACAATTGTCAAAGAAACGGAAGGCAAAATCAAAAAAGCAGCCGAAGAGGGCCGCCTTTCCATCCGAGCCGCTGATCTGGCTCCCAAGATCATCGAGTCACTTGCAATTAAGTTTGGCCCGGATCAGGTAGTTGCAAAAATTGCAGAGTGCATGTCGGCCACCAAGACGATGGCCATTGGGGGGAAGCCGTTTGAGACTCCGGATTACAAGACCCGGCTGGATGCCCTGAAGCTCCTATTGCAATATCAGGTTGGGATGCCCGTTTCCCGCAGTGAGGTGGTGACCCATAATGTGGATACCATGCAAACACTGGAATCCAAGATGCAGAAATCCCCGGCGCTGAGAAGGGCGGTCGGCAGAATGCTTGATCGGTCGAAAGAGGAGGATGGCGAGATTCTGGAGATCACCAATGAGCCAGTCGTCGATGGCGACATAGAGGAGGCCGAGGAGGTCTTGCAGGAGAGGCCTGAGCCCAAAGAAACCCCTGTGGAATCAGAGGTGAGAAAGAAGATCCTTTCTAAAGATCTCAAGGTCAAGGGGTCGCTGGGGGCGGTGGAGAAATACTCCCGGTAATTTACACTTGTAAGTGCCTTGCAAATGTGGATTATAGTAGGGCATGGACAGGCCACAGAGCCCTGTTAGTGAGTTTCCGCCTATTTTAAAGGAAGGCGGGTGGGTCGATATCGGCTACGACTCGGCCCTAAAATTTAGCGAGGGTAAACTTTGGCACAGGCTGAACGGGAAAATTGTTTCCCGTCCTGAGGGGTGGCTCATGGTCGAAAGGCCATTGCTGGTTTGGATTCTGCAATACGCGACTCGGGAAACTTGTGTTGACACAGGGTGTAAGCCTGCGTAGGCTGACACACATGGATGCAGAACTTCTAAGCCAGCTCAAGGCCACCCTATATGCTCATGCCAAAACCGTTGAGTGCCTAGCGACACTTAACGCAATGCGTGTTGAGAACGAGGATCACAGATCAAAAGGAAAACCCGACCCCCATCCCGCTGAGTCTTTCAGGGATGTAGCAACAGAGATTTCCCAATATGCCGAGGAGCTTGCAGACTAGCTTCGACACACGCGAGGAAGCCTATTCTGCATTGCCAGACTGGCTTGGTCATTACCAGCCAGTAAACATATCCTCACAGTGGGTATTTGACTGGGAAGCGATTGGCTCACTTGTTAGGAAGCGGCGAATGAATACGGGGATGTCCCTGCGTTCAATGGCGAAGTGGATGAGCATCTCCGCGACATACCTTTCCGATCTGGAGAGAGGTCTGAGGCCGTGGCCTCTTGAGAGGTTACATGATGCGTCGAGTGTTTTGGATATGGCCGAGAGAAAACAATCTGAATAAATGGCTAAAGAGGAAGAAATAGAAACTCCGGAGGAGATCATTGAGAAGATCCTCCCCGAGGAGAAGGATCAGGTTAAGCAGTTAGTCACCGGGCTAACGAACGAGTTGATGGAGAAGGACCAACAACTCCGAATGCTTCAAAAGGAGCTAAAACAGGCCATTAAGCGCAAGAAGCCAAAGTATGACCCGCGACTTGGCAAGGTTGCCATGGTGATGTTCTCCCGGCCCAAGGAGGAGGATGCCAAGATCAGGATGCACACCGCCGATAAGGTTCAGGCGAACTTGGCATTACAGACGGTGAAGAACATGCTCTCCGACTCCGATAACGATTTCATTGGTGCCTATTTCCTATGCCCCATGAAGGGGTATGACGATGGGTATGAGAGACTCCAGACTAATGCCGAGGCTGCTTGGCACTTGTTTGAGTTGCTGGACAAGGACCTGAAAACACAAGACCCAGATGCTAAAAACCAAGATACCGGACAAGAGGACGAGGAGAAACCTCAGGAAGAAGAATAACTTCAAGATCACAACGGAGGACTGTGGCTTCTGCTATGTCTCCTCTGGGATTGTCACCGGGTGTGACCCCGGGCGCGAGGCTGGCGAGGATGGCTATTGCAGTCGATGCAGGTCGCCCCTGCCCCCCAAGGGGAAGATACTCTCGCAAAAGCGGCTTGAAGTTCTGGACGCTGACAAAGATAAAGTTGCGCTGGGATATGTCATTAAAGTAAAAAGAAAGCTCGACGGCAAAGAGGACTGGTATCTCTTCCACTGCACTGGGGGCGCTACGAGCAGGCTATTCGGGGCGATGGGGATGGATGCGGAGGGAATTAAGGGGTTCCTCGCGGAGAAAAACTTGGTAGCATTCTGGCCGAGTGGACCCGCTCTCTCATTCTGCCCATTTGCAACATGATAGCTGAAGACACTGAGCTATTCGTCTTTCTGATAATCGCCACCTTGATAATTGCCTTTGCGTTGAAGACGTTGGACGAATAGCAATGGAGGACCCTACCAAGTCTATCCCGGCTGACCGGGAAAACATCATCAACCTCTCGCTGTGCGATGACTTGGTGCCCGGGGAGGTTTTCGCCGCGCTCAGGGAGAACATAAAGTCATACCGCCTGCGCGTGTGGGACAAGCTATTCTGCCGCGACAAGCTGGGACACAAGAAGATCACCCCGTGGGGGGTGTGGACTCACCGCAAGAAGGGTATGGCCAGCTTGGAGGGCTCGCTCAATAATGTCTGGCTCGACTCAGACCTCTCATCTCCATTTCTGGATGGTGAGAAACAGGAGTCCCTCCAAGAGGAGATGAGGCTCGGGGGAGGGGTGACATTGCAAGATAGCCTTTTTGCAAGAATGCAGGTCCGGTCGATAGCCCGGGATCTGATTTCCCATAGCGGGGATAATGTCCCCAAGGAGATACTCGACCTGATTCCCTTGTTCCTCCCCCCAGAGGGAGAAGCAGTCAAAGATAAGTGGATATTCCTCGATTTGCCCTCATTGGCGACCCTGAGTTGGGACGAAATCAGCAATTGCGGCGAAAAGGTGTGGTTATTGTGGGGTTTAAGGGCCTGTCTGGCCGGATTTCCCGCAGCCGTGGTCAGTAGGGAGGGGATGTTGTCCCCAGAGAGGCCTTTATCGCCTGTTTCTGCCCGGTTTGACCCGATTCAGGCCGTAATTTCAGCCTGCTGGGCGCTAGGAGCGGCTGATGATTACCAAGTAGTCATCTCACTTGACCATCCAGTTAAGAAAAAAAGAGGGGCATACATCAGGGCCTCGTTCTCCGGGGAAGGGAGGTCCCGCCTGATCAGCACAAACGCCAAGCTGGGCAACTGGAAAGAGGCAAAACTAAACCCCCCATCGGGGATGGGCGACCAGACAGGGTCAGAGGTGGTCGAGAAATACAAACAGGCCAAGCACTCGTTCGTGAAGCGCCCCTCCCAATCACAGTAATAATTAAGCCCAGATCGGCGCAAGCCGGATGGGCATCATTTTTTTTCGGGAAAATGGGCACTTCCACCGCGTAAGCCACCAAGGAGCCAGTGCAGCAAGCCCATCAATGGTCATCAGACCCAAATCCCCATCTGGAGTCCCGTTCCATCCCCGGAGTCCCAAAATAGGGGTCCCAAAGCAATTAGGAGTCCCGTATTCACCAGTAGAAGCCCCGGCCTAGACGTAAGGGTATCTTTACGTGGGGAGACCTCGGGCCCATGGGACCCAAAGCGGGGGTTGGGGTATGCCGGGGTGCCCCCTTGCAACAGTTGCAACTGATTGCAATGGCAGCGGGGTGTTGATAGTTGCCCGGGTGGCCATGGCTCTGGGGTGGCTGGCTGCAGTTGGCATGGCATGGCAGGCCAGCAGCAGGGGGATGCAATTGCAAGAGGGGGGGGTGGCAGCGTTCCACATGGAACATCAACAGCCAGTGGCAGGTCAGGCCATGGCCTCAGGCATCATGACAGGATGGTCGCCGTGCGAGGGGGGAGAGATGGTATGCCGGGGGGTGCTGTCTGCTGTCTCTCTATCTACTGTTGGTTGGCTGTTCACTGGCTGTTGGTGCTGGTCTCTCTCTATTGGGAGATCTTGTCTGGGATACAGGGGCGCGGGTAGGTTGGCCCTCCCCTTCCGGGGGCTGGCTCTGGACAGGTCTATAGTAGGGCGCCGGGGAGCTACCCTCCGGAGGGTAGGGTGAGTGGGATTCTCCCGGGAGACTGGCCGGGTGGCCCGGGGAGGGGGATTGCGGACAGCAGGGAGGGCTATTTCGCCCTTGTAATACAGGGGCTGGAAAGAAAGTTGCATTTTTTTGTCCAGCAGGGTTGACACAAGGCCTTGTTTGCTCTTTCCTTCAGGTCCCGGGGCAACCCGGGAGCTTCAGGGCCCTTCCCGCCACCTAGCCTCAGTTTGGCACGGCGGAAGCGGGGCGGGGATCGCAAGGCTGGCCCCATTCCTGAAGCCGAGGTCTGATCCGGGTAACCCCGGTGCAGGCCCCCCTCAAGTAGCTAGGCGCTCGCCACAAGCTCTGATCTGAGGGGACAGCGACAGCCCCCCCGGGGTCAGGGCATGGTAACCAATCCATGCACGGCGGGGAGGGTCGGAGGCAGGGCGCAACGGAGTTGTGATTCCCCCTCGAAGAGAAGGTCCTGAAAGGGTGCCCTTCTCACCAGCAGCAACCGCTCATTCCTGAGCTACCCTGATCCCCGGGATGCATCCTTAGACGGTTCATCGCCAGCACATCCCCGGACAAGATCAGCAAGGACCAGCAGGGAATGAGGAACGCCACAAAGTGGCAGCAGCGGAGAGGTTAGAAGCTTGCAAGATCGCCAAGACGGTGGAGGTGGCAGCGGTGCCCCCAATTCTCATGAGATGGGCCCAGAGCGATTACCCTTGCGAGCCACAAGACGGTGGAGGCTGTCCCGATTCCCGGGACGGTTTCCCCTTCAGCTTCTCTCCCTCCGGGGGGGCGGCTGAAGGGGTGACCCGGAATGATCCGGGCCCCGTTAACAATCCGTAGCAGATACCATGCAATTATCAGTCAATTATTCAGCCGTTGAGACCTTTAATGACAAGGCCCCAACCCTCGCAACTCGCTCCTTTAAAATCGGCAAACACGCCGTCACTCTGGAAGCGATTGTAGACGCCTACTACACCTTCAATACCCGGGTTGGATTGAACGGCGCAAAGCCTTCATTCCACGGTGACTTGGATTGGAAAACCAACGGCATTGGAGAGCGGCGACTCTGGCGGGAACAGGACCGCCTGTTGGAGGAAGTCGCGAAGGCCACCCCGCTCCACGGCCCGGCATTCGGCTTGCGTCACCGTGATCCCTACAGTGGCTTCAGCCGGGGCCCGTGGGCTTCTTACTCAGGCTAGGCGACAGGCTCCCCTCCGGGGGAGTCATCCCTTCAGTTTCTCTCCCTCCGGGGGGGGCGATTGAAGGGGTGACCCGGAATGATCCGGGCCCCGTTAACATCCGTAGCAGATACAAATGAGCGTAAACATTACTCATGCAAGAAAGGTGCTTGGCCTGATGGTCAAGTACGCCCCGGAGGGCCACCCCCTCCATGGTCTCCCCGTCACGGCCATTCGCCAAGGTGCGAGCGGCTGGAATGGAGACCGCATCTGGCCCCTGTTCGAGTCCCTTGCTTCCCACTTGGGCGGCGACCGGGTGGCAATGGTTTCCTTCCTCCTCAACAAGGATGGCGAGGCCGCGCTGGACTATTGTTCCAGCTTTGACTTCACGCCATGGGTGGCCACCACTCTGGCGGGGTCGAGTGACGGCAATAACCCGGCCCCCCACATCTCATCGCTTTCCGCTGATGAGGTTGCAGCTGGTGTTCACAAGGCCCCGGCTGATGACAAGGCGGCGACACTGGCGGCGATCCTGACCGCTACCCTCTCTGAGGGTGACGCCAAGACCGGGGATCAGATTGCGAAATTGCAGGCTGATCTCACCAAGCTGGCTGAAGCCATGGCTGGCGATATGGCCAGCGTCGAGGCCAAGGCTATCGAGGCCGCTGAGGCTGCTGCCAAGGCTGGTGGCGCCACCCTCGCCCCGGCTGCTTTGAAAGCCGCCGTCTCTGAGGCAATCACCGCCCTCGCCCCCTCCCCGGAGGTTGTCGAGAATGCCGCTGAGGGAGCCCGGGAGCTTCCTCCGCTGAAGTCGGTCGATGACCTGTTCAAGGAGCCCTCCGACTGGTTTGATTCCTTTTGCGGCTGGCTGGCCGCTGGAGTCAATATGGTCATGGGCGGCTCCTCCGGGGCTGGCAAGACCTACCCGGCCAAGCAGGCTTGCAACAAGCTAGGCCTGCCATGGAAGCTGATCAGCGGCAACGATGTGTTGCAGGCTGATGAGCTTCTCTTCACCGCCGGGATCAAGGGTGGCACCAGCTACTACAGCGACGGCCCCCTGACCCATGCCATGAGGCACGGCTACGTGCTGATCGTGGACGAGGGCGACCTGCTCTCTCAGGCCACCAGCATGATCTTCAATGACGCGCTGGAATCCCGGGAGATTACGATCCCGCCCACTGGCGAGGTTGTGAAGGCGGCGGCTGGCTTTGTAGTTGTGTTCACCTCCAACAGCATTGGAGATGATCAGGGCCACTACAACCGGGAAGGCTTCGACGCCTCCCTGAAGCAACGCCTGCTGTCAGTCATCGCCTCCCCTCTCCCCCAAGCGGAGGAGGTGGAGATTCTGCTGAAGCTGAAGCACCCCGATACCGGGGACAGACTCAGCCGGGATGAGGCCACCTTGCTGGCCAAGTGGGCGAGCGTGAGCCGCCCCCTTCATTTCGGCTTGAACGGTCATGAATCCGTTCTAGAGGAGCCATGCTCCACACGAGTGCTGGTCAACGCCGGGTGTCTCTGGCTTGGCTACAGCAGGGAAACGGGAATGACCCATCCCGGCCTCAAGGAGACTGCCAGCGACGTTCGCGAGTCCCTTTATAACACCTACGCTAACCGCGCTGGTGAAGAGGGCCGCGCCGCCCTCCGGGCTGCTGATCTGTGGATCTTCAGCTCCTAACACTCCCGCTGCTACGGGTTGCACCCCGTAGCAATTGCGGGGTGCAAGCCTCCCCCTCCGGGGGGAGGCACCTTTCAAAACGCTAAACAACATTCAATCCAATTCAATCATCATGAACAATCAATTCATTCTCAACTGGCAGGCCATTGGCGTCGATGACGACCGGGCCCGATTCATCAACAGCCGCATCGACAAGCGCCTTGGCTCCAAGGTCTGGCGCCGAAGGGGCAAGCTCCAAACATGGTTCCCTCAGGCCAAGGGCGAGGCCCGGGAGGCGCATGAGATTCTGCAAGCTGCCACCCTTGGCCTCCTCCGGAAGGACGAGCTGCAAAACCTGCAAGACCTTGAGCCTGAGCCTGAGCCTGAGCCTGAGCAGCCCGGCCAGCCCGGCGAGGAGGAGGGCCCGGAGGGCCAGCCCGGTGAGCCTCAGCCCGGTGAGGGCGAGGGAGAGGGAGAGCCCGGTGAGGGCGAGGGCCAAGGCGACCAGCCCGGTGAGGGCGAGGGCGAGGGAGACCAGCCCGGTGAGGGCGAGGGCCAAGGCGACCAGCCCGGTGAGGGCGAGGGCGAGGGAGACCAGCCCGGTGAGGGAGAGGGCGAGGGAGACCAGCCCGGTGAGGGAGAGGGCGAGCAGCCTGAGCCCGAAGAGGGAGAGCTGACCGGGGAGCAGCAGGAAGCCAGCGAAAACGGCGAGGCCACCAAGGGCGGGGGCGGAAACCCCAACCATGGGGCCCATGTTGATGACGCGGCAATCTTGCAAGCTATCAACAGTCTCGCGAGCGGCTCCGGCGACCCCATCTGGGCGCCCGGCGAGGAGATCACTGAGGCGGCTACCAAAGCCTCCTTCAGCTACTGGCGCCAGAACCTGAGCAGGCTGGTCAATAGGCTCAGACGCAACGCATTGGCTATCGCCCGGAACAAGTGCAAGCGGTACCAACGCTCCGGGCGGCTCGACCTGAAGGACCCCGTCCGGATCGCGACTGACTCGCCCTACTGCTTCCAGCGGAAGTTGCGGGGGACCAACCGCCGGGTGGCCGTGGCCACCATGATGGACTACAGCGGGTCCATGCAGGGCTCGACCAAGTTTCGGGGGGAGGCCGCTGCCAAGCGGCTCATCACTACCCTGCGCCGCGTAGGGCTCACTGAGGAGGCCGCTGAGTTTGCCAAGGTTCTCCAGAGCCCGGCTGGCGACCTTGGATGGGAGCCATGCCTCAGCGTCCACATGAACGGCTCACACGCCTTTGGCAACCGGGCTGGCCTGAGCCATGGCAAGAGCGAGGACAGCAAGGGGGGCCACCGCGTCTACCTGTCTATCAACAAGGGCCACGAGAGCTACCAGTGCACCGTGAACGAGCCAGTGCTCGCGCAGCGGCTCGCCGCCCTCTTCCAGCGCCTCCACGGCCAGTGGATCGGGGCCAACCTGATCCGCCGGGCATTTGAGAAATGCGGAATTGCCAACTATTGGGGAGCGTTCACAGGCGACAGCCACAAGGTCAAGGGCTGGAATGACAGGGGCCTCATCAATCCCCCAACCGTCAAGAGCCTTGGGAACTCCACCTGCACCGCGTCAGCCATGAGGGCGGCGGTCAGGGAGCTGAGGACGCGCCGGGAAGAGCGCCGCATCGCGGTCATTTTCTCTGACGGGTCCTTCGGAGTAAGGACCGCCACCAGCGACAACGCAGGGAATGCCTCAGCGAACAAGCCCGGCGAGGGAGAGTTCAAGACCGCCATGGAATTCTGCAAGGAGGCATGGTCCGAGGGCATCGAAGTCTACTACATCGGCATCCATGTCTCCGACAGCGAGATCGCCAGCGCCGAGTCCATCCTTGGCAAAGGACACGCGGCGGGAGTGACCGACATTGCAACTGAGCTTCCCGCTCTCCTCGACTCCATCATCGGGATGGACGAAAGGGACCTCCGCAAGACAGCGGACGGCAAGGGCTACAAGCTCAAGAGGTAGCCCCTCCGGGGGGGGCGGAAAGAGCCCGGGGGATATACCAGCCCCCGGGCTCTCAACAACATCAACATCATGAGCAGGGCCTTCCAGCCCGGCTGCTTAAAAACGAAACCATACCAGAACCATGAGCGCAACACCAAATTGCAACAACGATGATAGCTGCCCCGAATGCGGGGAGACTGGCAACGAAGGAGAGCTTTGCTCTACCTGCCTGCCCGAGGGCCCCCAGTGGACCAACGAGGACTGGAGAGAATTTTATGCTGACGACCGCATCAACGACGGCGAGAGCCCTGACGGGCCGAGATATTTAGATGCCAGTAAACCCAACCCAACCGACTAGCTATGGAAACTCAATCCGAAACATTGCAACCTACTTGCAAGCAGGAGAGGAGCCTAGCTCTTCTGGGCTGGGATTGGACAAACTCCGCCTTGCGCGACCGCCGGGTGGAGAGGGAGGAAGAGCCCTCCCCGCCCGACCATGAGCAAATCTTGGAGGAGGCGGCGATTCTGGCCACCCGTGAGCCCTACGGGCTGGCCCTCGTAAGGATCAACCCCACAAAGGCCTACATTGGGCCCTACGTTGTCCGTAGGCGGCGAGCAGGGGGGCCATGGTTCCTTCGGTTCCGGAGGAGGATACTCACCTCAGAGAGCGTCGAGGTTCTCTTTTATCGCCTTGTGAAGGTGCTTGATCAGGACCCCATCGTTACCAAGGAGGGCATCACCCATGACGCCGTCCTTCCCGCCCAGCGCAAAAATCGGGCAGATTGCGACGATCCCGAGCTAGAGTCCTACGAATGGAATCGCAGTAGATGCCGTTATTGGGAACACTCACTAACTCAATAAACTTTCTGGCCCTTGCAATATCAGCTTGGGCATGACGCCCCGCCCGGGGGATAGTACCGGGACTGGCCGACGTAGCTCAGGCCAGATTAAACACCCGCGCTACGAGGAGATGCCCCCGCCTCTCCCATGCAGGGTATGACGCCGCCAAGCGCGTCTGCCCCGCATGTATAACCAACCCGGAAAAAGGGGGGCAACAACTTCAACCCAACCAACCAACCATCATGAAATTACAAGAATTCCTCAACGAACTCAGCCGCGCATCCTCCTGCCAGCACGGGCGCACCCGGGGCCCGTATGTGTATGTGCAACTTTGCAGGCACCTCGAAAAGCTCCACGCGGAGATCCAAAAGAACCCCCGCTTCGCAGACGCATTAGCGGAGGAGAAGCATTATGAAATTTTGAAGCAGGAAAGCATCAAGGCATTTGACGAAGGCCAACAACCAACCAAGTAGAAAGAACCAAGACCATGGGATATTACAACACCAACACGCCAGCAGAGAGGATTGAACCCAAGTTCCTTCCTGACACCATCACCGCAACGCCAGCAGCCGTCGAGGCTATTGATCAGGAGAAAGCCGCCGAGCTTCTCTTTCGTCACCTCGTAGGCGATTGGGGCAATGTGGACGACCACGACCACAAGGTCAACGAGCAGGCCCTCGCCAGCAACGAGCGGCTTATGTCCGTATTCAAGTCAGATGAGCATCCTACCATCTGGATCATCACCGAGCGCGGTCATGAGATCACGACAATCCTCACTCCCAACGACTACTAAGTCATGAGCCTTACGCTACCAACCGGGGTTGCAACACCCCTCCCCCTCCCCTCGTTCTCCCTTAGTTGGGAGGACAAGGGCGAGGTGAACACACGACAGGGGCCCCGGCACCTGTTCGTCTCCCCCATGCCTGACGGCTGGTGGGACTACTGGAAGCTCCACAAGGACGCCCTGAAGAAGCAGGGGTTCTCTTGCGGCAAAGATGATAGCGGCGCGTGGCAGGTCACCTGCTGGCTCGTCCCGGCCAACTCAGCGCCCAAGGCAAACTACAGCGAGATCCTCTTGGAGTTGTCTCGCTCTGACAAGCCTGCCATGGGAGCGCCTGAGCCCGGGGTCCTGTTCCCGAAAGAGGTGACCCCCTACCCCTACCAGCTATCCGGAATCGAATACGCTTGTGCCCGGCCCCGGGTCATCATTGGAGATGACATGGGATTGGGCAAGACGGTGCAAGCCATTGGGGTTTGCAATTCGTCCAAGGCGGAAAACATTCTGATCGTTTGCCCGGCATCTCTCCGCCTCAACTGGGGCGAGGAGTTGCAAAAGTTTGGGATGAGCCTGCCTGCGCCCTACCCGGTGCTTGCCAAGGCCGACATCCCGGGCATCGCCAACGAGAGAGCGGTGATCATCAGCTATGATCTCATGGCCCTCCCGGCGGCTCAGAAACTTCTGAGGGACCGCGAGTGGGATGTCCTGATCGCGGACGAGGCTCACTACCTCAAGAACAAGACAACCAAGCGAGCCACTGGCCTGCTTGGTCTGCCTCCCCGCGCTAGGTCCAAGACTCCCGCCCCTAAGGAGCCTATCCCGGCCAAGCGATACCTGCTCCTGACCGGGACCCCGGTTAGCAACAGGCCCGAGGACTTCTGGAACCTGCTGCGCTTTTGTGCCCCGGAGCATTTCGGGGCGTGGAGCAGGTTTGCAATCCGATTCTGTGATGCTCGCCGCGTCCCGTTTGGATCGGGTTGGGACACCAGCGGATCAAGCAACTTGCAAGAGTTGCAAACCATGGCCCGGGGAACCTGCATGGTGAGGCGCCTGAAAAAGGATGTTCTCAAGCAGCTCCCGGCCAAGACCAGAAAGATCGTCTCGCTCCCAACCCCGGTGGAAACCATTCGGGAACTGGATGCGCTCACGCTGGACTACAAGACCAGCGAGAAAACGGTCGCGATTGCAAAGCAAAAGCTGGCCGAGGCCAAGAGCGCCGGGAATGCAGAGACCATGGCCTACGCCGTGGACTCGCTCCGCTCTGCCGAAACCGCCCTGTTCACCGAAACCAGCAAGGTGCGTAAGCACATTGGCCTATCCAAGGTCGATGTGGCCGTGGATCATATCCGCAACGCGCTGGATGCAGGGGGCAAGGTGATCGTAGGGGCCCACCACAAGGACGTTATTGCTAGACTCAAGAGCGCCCTCAAGGACTTCAGCCCCGTAGTGGTGACCGGGGACACCCCTCCTGTGAAGCGGCATGAGGCCGTGCAGTCATTCCAGAACGATCCCAAGGCAAGAGTGTTCATTGGTAACATCCTCGCCGCCGGGACCGGGCTCACACTGACCGCCGCTCCTCATGTCATCATCGTGGAGCCTGATTGGGTCCCCTCCAACAATGCTCAGTTTGAGGACCGCGCTCACCGCATTGGGCAAAAGAGCCCGGTGCTGATTGAGTATCTTGCAATGGAGCAGACCATCGACATCCAGATCCTACGGGCCAACGCCCGAAAGCTGGATGTGATTGAACAGGCCATAGACAACGAGGGGGATGCCGACCTTAACCCAAGGGACATCAACTATGGTCCCAAGGGCCCGGCAGAGCCCACGCGGTCCGTGGCAGCGCGAGAGCAGGATGATAGCGACCAGCGGAAGCGCAAGATGGCAGCAATGAAACTCGGGCAGAGCCTCTCTCCCGGGGAGATCATGTTGGCCCACACTTGCGTCAGGCACGTTGCAAAAATGGATGGCGACCACGCCACCGCTCGCAACGATGTTGGATTCAACAAGATGGATTCCGAATATGGTGGCCGTCTTGCCAGAAAACGTCTAGAGAACTTGACCGACTTTGAAAAAGGCCGGGTGGCCTCTCTGGCTTGGAAGTATCGCAGGCAATGTGACCCCGCATGGGTGGCCCAACTAAGGGACCCCAAAGCATCTAACCCCACAAAGCCATGAACCTGTCCCCCCAATCCCGCGAGGTGATCAGCCAAATCGGGCACAGCCTCGCTGATATGTTCACTCAGCGGTTCACGCCCTTGCAAATCCTGATCCTTGTCGAGATCCGTCACGCGGAGGCGGGTCTTGGCAAGGGGCAGCACCTCTTTGCAAATTCCACCCGGAAGAGCATAGAGGAGCTATACAGGGGCAAAAGCATCGCCCCCCCAACCCGTCAAGCCTTCTGGGATGCGTTCTACGCATTGCAACAACAGGGGCTTTTATACATTGCGCCCCACAAAACGGGCACAAGCAAGAGGGCCCTTGCCCTCACCGCAAAAGCGGTGAATTTATTCACCTACCCAAAATCAATCCACCCATTCAAGAACCATGGAAAATAACAAAACGAAAGAGATCGAAACCCTCAACGAGAAAAAGACTTGCTGCATTTGCAGTGAGGACTTCACCGAATGGGGCAATAACCCCGACCCTGTGAAGTCATTTGACGAAGGCCCGTGCTGCAATTCTTGCAACGACCTCCATGTCATTCCCGCTAGGTTGCGTTCCCTCCAATTATCGCCGTTGAAAAAATAATGCTTGCGGCCTGCCCGGCCCCCGGGTAGATGTGTCGCCAGCATGATTACCTTCAGCTTTATACAGAGCCCCCTCGGGGTCGCCTGTCGCATGATCCGTTCGCGGGTCAAACTCATGCTTATGCGACAGGCGATCCCGGGGGGGCTTTTTTTGTGCCGTGATTGAGAGGTTCATGGCGAGGTAGCGCGGTCGCCTTTGATAGCTGCGCGGGACACGGGACGCTTTACCGCATAGGGAGGCCTCTCGTCCCCTCTCCCGGGCTTGGACCCCGCGAGAGGATGAATCCTCAGCTTGCGCTTCGGCGCAGGGGGACGCAATGGATGGCTCGGGAGTGTAAAGCGATTTGATCGCATGGCTGGCCCGAACGATGGTCATCGTTGCGCGGAATCGTAATCGACCGACCGCCATACGGCGCAAAATTATCCGCTGCTTCCCTATAGTTTCCAGAGGGGGACTATAGGGGGAGCTGCGAATCCCACTCCCTCCCACCTCCGGTGCAAAACCTAGCCGCTGCCGCCCGGCAGATGATGATACCTTCATTCTGTGTCCACCCATTTTTTGGGGAGGCAATGCTCATAACGTGGGAAAAGTGAAGAAACTTCCAAATAGTGCTTGATATTAATTGAGCCCCTGTTTATACGGTATCCCAACAACTGACTACAACATCTAGAGCCCTATTTCCAATGCCTATTGCCGACGACTACAATTTCCACCCGACCCCCCTTTGCCAGCAAACAGATCGTGCTGTTGTCCTGCATGAGCACTATGTCTCGACCTCTGGTCTGGCATTCTGCTTCCAGAACAATTTGTCCCCTTGCGTGGTCCCTAAGGACATTGGCCGCTGGGGAACCAGCAGACACATATGGTCGTATATGCTCAAGGTCGCCATCTCGGATGGGGCTGAGAGCCTGACCCGCGTCTTCACGATGAAGGCCCTGCAAGAGAGGTCCCTCAAAAAAGGCAAGAAGAGAGCCAAGCCCTCCAAGGACTCTCCCTTCTCCCTGATCGACATAAACCAGATCGTCCATGACCGGGCTGGGTTCACCGTAGAGGAGACTGCAAATCCTGAGGCGCTTTTCTCTGGCTTGCTGGACATTAAGAACACCCTTAATTCCCAATTGGCCTCAGAGTTTGTCAGCAAAATACTTACCCTCCGGGCATACGATGATGCAATTCTTGCTCACTCCCCGAGGGGACGAGCAGGCTCAAAGGGGGAAAGGGACGAGGGCCTGCCCAGCATTCCCACAATAGAGGACTTGGACAAGTGGGTTGCCACTCACGGCATCGGGTTTACCCGCTGGATGGGGGATGGAGATTTTTTCGGATGGGACGGCAACCCAGACTCACTCAGCCTAATCAACCCCACCGCAACCGCTCAGTATGAAGATGTTGGGAAAGTGGCTGGTTGCCCCCTTCCTCCAGTCGGAGTCCACGTTCTGGGATGGGCAGGGGAGGACGAGGATGAGGATGAGGATTTCGCTAACAACCACATGGTGTGCCTCCTGAGCGCGTTCGACGATGTGTCGCACCGCCGATACAGGGAAATGCACTGGCACTTGGAGAACAGGTCCTTTGAGCAAATGCCCCACAGCGCCAACCTGAACAAGCTGGAGGACAACCTATGGTCAACCAAGCTACACAACTGCCCCGACTTTGACGCCGGGAGAGCATGGATCGGGGGCTCCAAAAGAATGCGCTACCTGATTGACGAGGGGATCAACAGCCACATGAGCCTCTTTGGGGGCGTCATCCTTGGGGACCACTTCCAAGGGGCGTCTGATGCAATAGGGGCCCACTCCAAGACCTACCCGGTTGGCTATGATCACTCTGACCAGTTCTGGATCAACGCTCTCGCCAGCTTGGCCACCCGCATGATTGCAAGCTACGGGATCACGGGGGCCTCCATCGTGGAGACAATGATGCCCGGATACATGCTTCTGCCATACCCGGTGCAAATGGACATCAACGGCGGGGAGGACGAAATCAAGGCCATCCAGCGCATGAGAGAAAGGCCATTCATTCTGGAGCCAATCCTGAGCAAGGAGGTAATCAAGAGGCTTTCAGAGGAAGGAGAAGACAGGGATGACTTCGTGGAAATTATCCACCACTCCCACCTCTCTCACATGGAATACAACGAGGTGGAGGCCGAGGTTGATTGTGCCCTTGCAAAAGTGAAGGCGACCATCGACAGGGGGCATGATGATAATTGGATGGATCGTTGTGCGGAAATGGTGTGGGAGGACAGCGAGAGAGGGGAGAGCCCGGCGATAAAGTTCAGCGATGGCTTGGACAGGTTCATAGAGGACTACATGTTGGATTGGAGCGAGTCGGCGGCAAACGCCAGAGCCGAAAAAGAAAGAATTTCACAACTGGGTGCTGACCCCTTTTAAACAAACAATAGAAACAACCAGACAGAAAAACATTATGTCACTAGAAGCAACAGTAAAGATAGGGGACGCCATCAGCGTCAGGGTTGACGCCACCAACATGGTGGACCTGATCAAAGGGGCCGCTAAGGTCGCAGGGTTCCCGCAGAAGTGCGGACATTGCAAGTCGGGGAACCTCTCCTTCATGCACCGCCAAGCGGGGCAACAGAAGGAATACGACTACTTCCACCTCAAGTGTAACGACTGCGGGGCGCAGTGCGACATTGGCCAGAATAAGGGTTCCAATGTCGGGGATGTGTTCTTCCGGTTCGACCCGAACAAGGGGGCCAATGGCGAGCGCCGCAATCCAGAACTCATCAACGTGAAGGACTCGTTCTACAAGTATTTCGAGCAGCCCAAGCGGGGCGAGCAAGGGGTCCCGGGGGGAGAGCATCCTGTCGAGGTTGACCCTGACCCGGAGGACGAAATCCCGTTCTAAAATGAGCAAGAAAGGCGATCTCCGCGATGTTTACAAGCGATCCAAAAAAGACGACGACCCCGTTCAGCTATGCGCGGTGTGCAAGGAGAGATCGCCAAAGGCAGATATGGAGCCTCACCACCCGAATGGTCGTCGGGGCTCTGATCTGCTTTGTTACATATGGTTGCACCCGCTGTGTCACAGATGGGTTCATGACAACCCCAAAAAAGCAGAAGAACGA